ATGGCGAAAAAGACACCACCAGATCTCCTGCATGCCTTCGGGTTGAAGCCCGAAAAGGCGATCGAATACTTCAAATCCAAGGGCTATACATTCTCCTGGAACTGGCAGGATACCTGGCAGGAGGCGCACGCGAAGGCGTTCACCGTGGCGAAGGCCATGCGCATGGATATCCTCCAGGACATCCGGGAATCAGTGCAAAAGGCGCTCGATGACGGGATCACGTTCCGGCAGTTCCGGAAAGACCTCACGCCGAAGCTTCAGGCAAAGGGCTGGTGGGGTAAAAAGCTGATCGGCGACGCCGAAGGCGGGCAGACGGTACAGCTCGGAAGTCCCCGACGCCTCGCCACGATCTACCAGACCAACCTCCAGACCGCCTACATGGCCGGGCGGTACAAGGAAATGATGGATAACGTCGAAGACCGGCCATACTGGCAGTACGTGGCCGTCCTGGATGCGAAAACGAGACCCGCGCACAGGGCACTGCACGGGAAGGTTTTCCGGTATGATGATCCTTTCTGGAAGGCGCTATACCCGCCAAATGGTTGGAACTGTTTCCCGTCAGGCACACCCGTTGCCACCGAAGCAGGGTGGAGGCCGATAGAATCCGTTACATCAGGGGATCGGGTGATCGGCGGGAGTGGAAAGCTCCAAACGGTGAGAGCCGTCCACGTAAATCCTTTTCGCGGACATTTGATCCGGCTGACCACGGAAAGGTTTGCTGCCGCGATGACCCCAAATCACCGTATTTTGACGGTTGATGGATGGAGACGAGCCGAGAACATTCGTTCCGGTGATATACTCGTACAGATCATCGAAACGGCCTCGCTGGGAATAGGCGTTTGTGACGTAAAGAAGCCTGATCCCAAATCCGCAAACGGCGTCATGTCGCTCCCAGAGAAGGGGAAACCGGCCATAGGCTTTGACTTCGATTCCCAGAGAAAAATCAGGCAGATAGACATTTATCCAGTACCTGCCCACCCGATAATTGAAGACGATCCGGAGCCCCCTGGCTACAAGAAAATCAATAAGCATCCGCTTTGCCTTAGTCGGCACAAGATGGCTGTTTGGATGACTCGCGGGGTCGAGGGCATGTCTGAAGACCTTGGCGCTGGACATTTTTGCCTTAACAGCAGGGCGCCGGGCGGAGGTTGTCGTCCTGAGCTTCTCGGCAACGGCCCGGACAACAGCATCAGTCTCCTTCCGCTTGCCGAGGCGAGGATGGCGCCCCTCCCTGGCAACGCTCAATGCGATTTCCCTCATCCTGGAAGCAGCATCGCTTCGTCTTGCATCGGCATCTTTCCATTGGATTTTCACGGCCTCGCTGCCCTTGCGGGGGACAATACTAAAATACCGCATGAGGCGAATGAGCGTGTGGGGTTGAATACGCCACCTGGAGCAAAGCTGCCGGTAGGTGAAAAGTTCTCCGGAGTAAAGACGAGTGAGGGCTTCACGGGCGGAGCACCCCTCGACGGCTTCGATACGTTGGACGATTTTAGGGCTTGGGCCTTTTCTCATTGTATCCTCCAAAAAGTGGTATCTACAGAAACAATACCATACAACGGCATTGTATTCAACCTTACGGTGTCCGATGATGAAACATATTGTGCGCCAGTGGCTGTCGTGCACAATTGCCGATGCCGGGTAAGGGCATTGTCCGCCGCCGACGTGAAGGAGCGCGGGCTTGAGATCTCCGAAGGCGGGGATTATCTGCGCGAGGAAGAGGTGTTGATCTCGCGGAGGACCGGGGAGAAGGCCGAGGTCACGGTATACCGGGATCCCAAAACGGGCATGGACATATCCCCCGACGCGGGCTGGAGCTACAATCCGGGAGAGGCCGCATGGTTCCCGAACCTGAACAGGTATGATTACAGCGTTGCGAAGAAATGGGTCGAGGGTGGGCTGACGGGGCCTGCTTTTGCTGCGTTTTTTACGTCCAAGCTCCAGGGGGATTTTCCTGTCGCCATATTAAGTGCGCAGGAGAAAGACCTCCTTGGGAGCAAAAGCCAGACCGTATTGCTCTCCTCCGAATCTCTCGTAAAACAGCTTGAGGCACATCCGGACATGCTCATCGAGGATTACCAAATGATTCCTGAAATTGTGGCGCGGGGCGAAGTATACCAACAGGGTGAGGAACGTCTTATTTACCTGTGGTCAAAAGGGGTTCTTTACCGGGCAAGCCTGAAAAGAACGGTCGACAGTGAGGAAAATTACTTTTTGAGCTTGTTTAAAACGACGGATAAAAAGGCTGATAAAGAAGTGCGGAAAAAATATAAGCAAATAAAAAGGCAAGGGTGAGGATGCCGTCCCTCACGGGCTCATCATCAGGTCAACTCTGAAGACCCGGTTAGGCTGACCCCCTGCTGTTAATAGTTTAACATATCCCGGAGGGTTGTCAAGCCATGATAGAGATTAAGGTCGAAGACAAAAAAGTCGCTCAGCTCCTTAAGAGGCTTGAGAAAAAGGGCGCGGACCTGACGCCGGTCATGCGGGTGATTGCCGGGATCATGCACGACGCCGTCGAGGAGAACTTTGAGAAGGAAGGACAACCGAAGTGGACGCCCCTTGCCAAATCAACGAAGAAGCAGCGGGCAAGAAAGGGCCACTGGCCGGGGAAGATCCTCCAGGTAAGCCCGGCAGGTCTTGCACAATCGATCAGCCAGAAATCAGATAGTAGGTCCGCCCGGGTCGGGTCGAACAAAATCTACGCCGCGATCCAGCAGCTCGGCGGCAAGGCCGGTAAGGACCATGCAGCAACCATCCCCGCGAGGCCGTTTTTAAAACTCCCTAAATCACATTTAGATACGATTAAGAAGGCGATTCTGAGCTATCTGACAAAATAAAAAAGGCGGGAGGAGAACCCCCCCGCCTTCTAACCCTGCCCTATCTTATATCCCCTTGCCGAACGGCAACACCTTGCCCCTTGCAACGGGTCTTTCTTCTTTTGGCCTGGGCGTTGACAGTTCTATCTCCTGCCGCATTATCTGTTCGATCTCCTTAAGATAAACGAAAACGGCATCTGCGAGACTTCGGAAAGCACTGGATTGGAAACGTTGTGATGCCGGGGAAAATGCATCCCGGAGGGTTTGAATCCTGTCGATTGCAGGGGAAAGCCGGTCTGCCGGTGCCATCACAGCACCTCCCAGAGACCGGCCTTTCTGATCCGGCTCTCCATCCTCCAGATGACGTCCTTTCCGACATCAAGTATCTTGCCGGTCTCCCACTGCCGCAGGCCCTTCTTGCGGTAGCGGATGAGCCGCTCCACAAAGGCCATGTCCCGGCTGCCGAGGGAATGCTGGAGGTCAAGGAGCGCCAGGGCCGCTTCCGTGCGGATGGCCTCCATCTTGCGCTGGCGGAGGGACTTTAAGAGGCTGGCAACCTTCTGCCTGAACTCCTTTGCCTTCTCGGTGCGGGCAAGCATGGAGATGATGTATATGCCTTCCTCAGTGAATACAGTTTTCTCCTGCATTCCACCGGGTGTCATCAATTTGATGATACCCTTAAAATTGTCTAACTCATCTCTATGACGGCTATAAAGGTTGCGAATAGCTCCAGAGTCTTCGTAACCAAGCCCCTTACCAATATCATCGATGGTTAAACAGAACTCTCCATCCACCTCGTGAAACCTAATTTCTCCATTCCCCTGAAACACTGCCGGTACTGCTGATGCGGTTTGTTGTGTCGTCATACGACACCTCCTTGGATTTTGGATTCTGGACCAACAAAAAGCCCAGGTGCGTCCGTGGCTCCAAGGGGCCACCCCCGGCCTTACGGTTACGGGGACACCTGGGTTTATCCCAATAAAAAATCCCTCTCTGGCGGGGATAACCCCTTGGATTACTCGGACATCCCCATTCTTTCACAATCAGGATTTTATGTCAAGCGGATTTTTCAAAGAGACTCCCTTGCCCTTCCATGACATTTGCCTGGGACATCGCGTCATAGACGAACTTTTCCGAAACGTCGAGGGTGTGGCAAAGCTCTTTCACGGTCTTGATGCCCGCATATTTTTTGATATACCGCTTCTTGGCTCTCGTCAGAGGTTTTGTGGAGATACAGAGGGTCATCTTCGGAAAGTGGGTCCAGAGATCGAGGAGCAGGTCGATACCCGCAGCCTCGGCGATGAACTTTGTGTCGTTTTCCAGGAGATCCTCGATCTCAATTTCCTTGAGCCAGTCAAGGGATTTATCCGGCACGACGCAACCTCCTGCATGACAATTCATTGCGTATCTCTGATAAGCCTCGTTGCAATTCAGCCAGCCTTTCTATCCCGTTCCCACACAAAAGACGGCCCTGTTTCCTGATATGCTTATCGAGATCTTTTTCTTTTTTTGCAAGCCTGCCCAATTGCCCCGCCTTTTCTTCATATGACATATTAGTATCGGAAATCACACCTGCGGCCTCTTTCCTGTTTTGCACCCATTGTTCAATATAGTCGGCATATATCTCCTCGCGGAGATCCGCTATTTTCTTTATTAATGTTCTTTCTGCCGTTTCAAGGTATTTTGTGATATAGTCCATTGCCCCTTCCGTAACCTCAATCCTCCCAGTGTTCCATCGCGGTCATTACCCGGTTGATGATTACTGTGACTGCAAGAAGCACCGAAAGCACAATGAGGCAGACCGCGTACTGTATCAGAAAATACCAGGGCACGGTTCCAACCTTTAGCTTAATGTTCATAACGGCAACCTCGACCCTCCGAGGATCTGTTCGTAATATTGCCGGTCCATGGCCCGGACGCGCCGCGCCAGGGATGCGATGCGGTGTACGAGTTGTACGACGCCCTGCCTGTATTCATCACGATTTTCCGGGAGATAGAATCCGGGAGGGTTCGCCGTCGAAGAGACGATCATAATTCCGTGATCCTCGATGAGGTGCTTGATGATCGTCCGGATCCTCACGCCACTGATGCCTGTTATCGTTGTGAGCGTTTTCTCCCTGATCGCGCTCTCACGGCCCCGGGACAATAGCCCATAAACCCTTCGTTCCTCGGGGTTCAGGACTGGAGACCGGTCAAAATCGAGCTGCATCTGCTCCGGCATTAACTTTCCCTTCAAAAGGTCACGCTTGCACTCAGCAGGGCCGCAAAAAACCAGTATCGCGCATGGTAATAATCGCCTTTTATGGCGTAGACGATCGACGCACAGCCGCTCAAAACAATTATCGTCACCGGGAATATCTTCGTCATGCTGCCTCCTTTTTCTGCGGCGTTTTCCGGCGGTACGAACCCACTTTCCCACGCTGGTTAGCCTGGCCTTTTTGATGCCCCAACGGTCTGTCAGGCTCAAGGCGCCTTTCGGCGTGCTCATGGCCGAGGTACTTGCGATAGCCGCATTTCCAGCAGGCCAGCACGCGCATATGGTATATTTCGTCATCATCCCGCCTCAGAGCCCCTCCACATTTGGAACAGATCAGATCGTAGCACATGAGTTCACGCTTTTTTCTGAGCATACTCTCTCCTGAGCTCGTCCTCGGTTTTTAGCTTGACCTTTATTAGATCAGCAAGCAGATATGTCCCGGTCTTTTTCCCAAACAGCACGACAGCATATCTTCCTTCGACATATCGCACGGTGCCGATATCACGCTTCTTCGGATGCATTACATTGTCGCCGTCTTTGATCTGGTCGCTCATCACCGCACTCTCTCCCCTATCCGCTCTGCAAACCACACCGGGCAAACATTGAATTCAGATCCGCAATGGGCACACTTGATATTCACGGCAAGGCCGCCTCGCGGGCCTTCCAGAAAATCAAACTTCCCGCAATCCGGGCACTTTTTCTCGACGAATAGCGTACATGCCAGGCCCGATATGGATTCGGGGTCAACCGTTTGCCGAGGCTGCCCGCACAAAGGACACCGAGAAAAATCGGCCCTTACCATCTCTTTGCCCATCCCTGTCGCTACCGTCTTCCTCATGTCGCCCTCCGTGATAATGTAATATTTGATGGAAGATTGATGATCTCTCCGGTTTCGCGGATAATAACCTTTCCCTCACGAGCTAAAACCCTGGCCATGCGATAGGCAATTTTCCACAACCCGCGGGTCGCGGGGGAAAAGATATGCCCCTCCCTTTCCTCGTATCTTTCTATGTCCCATTCCTCATTTTCCTTTGGGACATAGTCATTCACGTCCAGCGCAAGAAGGTTGGAAATCGCCGGAGCGTCTTCGATGTGACGATCCGTATTGTCTAACACTTCGCCAAATATCCCGTCCCTGAGAAATTCCTTACACTCTATCGTCATGCTGCCTCCTTCTCTTTGATTCGCTCGATATTCGGCTCAATGCGGAGTTTGTCTTCTGTTTTCAGCGATGCGCCTACCTTTGCGAGTGTCCCGGCATCCAGTCCGCTCATGGCCTCTTTATCCGGCTCCTCGATAGTCCTGATATACTGTTCCAGGTGCAGGGCTTTGAGTGCGGCCAGCGTCGCCGTTTTTGATTTCACTATGATCTTGCTCACGACCCGGAAGGCCACCACGCCGAAGGTCAGGTCTTTGCTGCGCACCTTTGCAAACTCTTCTTTATGCGCGGCGGCGAAGAGGGAGATATTGTCCTCGATTGTTTTCCGCTCTGCCTTGAGACCTTCAGCCTTTGTATCGTATTCCGCCCGGATCTCGTTGAGCTTCAACGTCATCTCGCCTTCAAGCTTTTGCAGACGGATGTCTATCTCACCCATCCTGCGGAGTGCGCCGTCTATCTCGCCCCAGTCCTTGTAATCCGATGCCTTAATATTCCTTGCCATGCTTACCTCCTATTGATGTTTTTTATCCCTGTCAACACGACCCTCCCTATGCTGTGGTAAACAGCTTGCCCAAATCACCGTGGCGGGTTATATTCAAGGGCTTTAAGCGCCTGAAGATTTTCTTCACCTGGTCCGCGTATTTATGTCTGGTGATAAAGGTTGCCTGGTAATGGTTGCCGAACCAATCTTCCATGATGATGGCAAACCCCGACATTGGCCCTGGCAAATTCATGTCGTAGATTCTTTGGACCCGCAAATTAGTCATTTTTTATCCCTCCCCATCGACAAGCTCCGGCGATCTGCAAAAACTCCCCTGTAGTCTTCTCCCGCGAGGAACCGCTGATACTGGAGCTGCCGGCGTAAAGCCTTCTCGCTGTATTGCGTCCGCGTGCTTACCTGCCCAATTGCGGCAATGATCGTAGCCGCGAGGATGATCGCGCAGACAATCCTCTCGAATCTGTCCATCAGTTGCCTCCTTTCAGAAAACACACAATGACCGTACCCAGAAAAACCACTAAAAACGTTGCGGCCATGAGATCACCCACAGGATGCGTACCTCCTTTGTTTTGCCGGGTGCTCTTTCATCTCCTGGAGCGCCCGTATGATCTTTTTCGCCTGCCAATCTTCGAGAAACCGTATATGCGAGATCCGGAAGAACCCGAAAATAAATCTATTCAGAGCCTTGATTTTCGCCTCGTGGTCCGGCTGGTACGAGACATCACACCACATGGCTTCTATCATCCTGAGCTGCTTGGGCTTTGCCATGCCGGGCCTGTTGCCGAGCTCGTCGTATTTCTGCTTGTTGCCCTCGCGCGGCTGCCACCTTCCCATCTTCGTAGCGATGTATTCGAGCCTTTTGATCACCACGTCGGCTTCCCGGTAGGTCAGCTTTTTGCATGTAGTCACACCGAACCACTTGTCCAGGAACGCACGATAATCGCAATCCGGCATCTCCAGGGCATGAATTATGGTATGTATCCGCCTGATCTGGTCCTTGCTGATATCCATTTACCTGTTCCTTACCGCACAGCTTTGGCATGCCTTGTAGAGCTTCAGCGTATCCGGGTTCCCCGCCTTCATGCCTATCATTTGCGCCCGTTTCCACGTCTCGGCACACCGGAGCGGGTCTATCGTCCCGAGCACCGGGCAGGCAATCTTTCCCTCTTTGCCATATATCGTCTTGATCCGCTGCTCCATCTTCTTTGTACTTCCACGGTATTTCCCGCTGCAGAGCAGATCCACCGAGGATCTGCTGACCCCGAGCTCCGCTGCAACCTGTTTCGGGCCTTTTGTTGTCACTTCCCTGCGTAATATGTCTATCCACATAGTTTTTTCCTTCCTCATAATGGCCGTTTCGGTCCGGGATCCTTTATCAGCGTCCAGCAGACATCCCGGCCGCGCTCTTTATCCGGTCTGAGATACCCCTTTTTTCTATAGTGTTTTGTGAATGTGGCTACGTTTTCCTTATTCTGTGCACAGATCATGATCAGATCGTTCCTGGTGAAACGTCGCATGGCGCGGGCAACCTGCCACATCTTGTCCCATCCATTTTCCGCCGTGGTACGCTCGACCATGCCCAATCTTTTTGTATTCCGGTACATGATTTCTTTCCCGGACATTCCCACGTCGTTCTTTACGAGCTGTTTTTCGCTGAACCGGGTGATCACCCGCTGCCGTTCGAGCCTCCAGAGGATATTACGCACTTTGCGCCGTGGGAGGTTTGTAATATCTACGATCTGGCTGAGCGTATAGAACCGTATACCAAATGTTTTGCATGCCGAAACGATCTCTTTTTTCATTTTACCGCGTCCTTGTCGACTAAGTGCGCCTTCGTGACCTCCTTGAGACCGTTCGCGCGGGCTTTCGCCTCTGCCCGGTAGAGCCTGAGGATGATCCCTCTGAATTTCTTCGCTTCAGAATAGATGTGCTGTATTGCATCGGCTAAGAGCTTCACCTCGCAGAGCTGGTCCGCTATCGCCCTGACGTCATCGAGCGTGAGGTCGTGGAACCTGACAATCTCGGAAAACCTGTCGTGGAGATGACGGTAACGCATGAGCTTCTTGTCGGCTCCTGCCATTCCTATGAAGACTACCGGCGCGCCCGTGATGTCGTGGATATCGCGCAATGTCTCGATCACCCGCGCATCATAAGTCAGATAATCGACCTCGTCGATGAAGATGGTGCGGGGACGGGAAAAAAGCTGATCCTGGATCTGCCGGAAGAGTTCCGGCGTCCTGTGTGCGGGGGCCTCGCCCAGCTCCGCGACAATCTCCTCCAGAAGCCAGCGGCCGGTCATCAGCTTTTTCGTACGAATGAAGACCCCGTCATTCTGTACACACCACCATAGCGCCGCCTTGGTCTTGCCGAGACCGGGCTCGCCATAGATGAGCGCCATCTTCGGGATATCTTCATCAGAATTCAACAGCCGGTCCAGCGCAGATGTAAAGGCGGTCACATTGGAAGTCCTTGCAAAAACCTTTTTCATGCCATACACCTCCTATAAATTGGTTGCCGGCCCCGTGGCTGACTGTCCGGGTTTTGCTACGGGACCTTTTGTTGCCTGGGCCTGTTTTTCAAAGAACTCGTAGAGCATCTTGTATTCTTTCGTCGTCTTGTACCACGCGATCCAGGCTTCGTCCTCGTCGGAATGGGTGCCGTATTTCAGGTGCCATTCGTACCGCTCGTAATTCTCACGGAAAAACGGCCGGTTTGCGACGGCCTTTTCTATTGCCGCCTCCTGAAAATCGCAGATCTTGGGGTCGGGTATTTCGTTCTGCCCGGTGGGTTCAATCACCGGCGTATCTACGGATTCCGGGGGCTTAACGGCTTCTATGGGTATATGCCTTTCCGTTGCGGGAAGGGGAATGTCCGCTTTTTCAAATCTCTCGACAAGACCAGGAGTCGCGGCGATCGCGCCCTCCCATGCCATTTCGATGCGCGGGTTGACGGCGAGGAGTTTCTTTGCCCCTTCAATGGTTTTCTTCTCGTTGCGGTGTTGTTCGGAGAGCTTCTGCTTCAGGTCTTCCATGTCGCGGGCATCGCCCAGGTGGGCGGCCATCGGATGAATTGCTTCAAACCGCTTTGCTATGCAGATCGGCTCTCCTGAGAGTGTGTATACCTTGATTGCAGAGAGATCGAAGAGGCTGTAGCGGATCACGATCTCTTCACGGAGGCCATAGAGGGCGTCGTCGTAATAATCGGCGTTCAGGAAACGGATGCCGTTCCGGTCTATGCGGGTCTTCTTCATCGCCATCATGAGGTCGTCAAGATCGTTTGCGTCAACGCCGGGTCCACACCCTTCGTCGAAGACCTGCCCGATAGTCTTGCCCTTGACGTGCGGGCACGGCTGCGATCGGTGGAAGTCATGCCAGGCGGAGATAAGCTGTATCGTCTGGCTGATCGTCGGTATCATGCCGCCTGACATGCTTTTATGGAAGGGTTCGTTGCGTTTGAGGCGCGCCGGCTTGTCCTCTATGGAGGACCCGACGAAGGAAGGCATAAGGCGTTCGAATGTATCTGAAAACTCTTTAAACCATCTTTCAATGATCTTTGCACGGGCATTGTATGGCTGGGCGAAGACCGGCACGATGCCGAGCCTGCCGAACAGGCCGTAAAAGCCCGCATCTTCGAGATTTGTCCGGTCGGTGAAAAACCGCGACCGGAACGCCTTGCCGTTGTCCTGATAGGCGATGGTCGGGTATTTGCCGAGGCGGAGGATGCCGTTGCGGAGCGCGGCGGCGATGCACTGGGTGCTCTCCTCGATCATGATCTCGTAGCCTGCGAGGTCGTAGCTTTTCCAGTCCAAATAACCGACCAGAGTAGCCCGGCATGGCTTGCCGGTATAGGGATTGATGACCTGGAAATTGAGCCGGTGCCCATCTGCGACGAGGACTTCCCCGACTTCGAGGAGCGACGGATCACGCTTGATGTAAAAGTTTACCTTGTCGCGCAGCGCCTTTTGCCCTTCCCGCATGAGGATCCACCGGTCGTAATGGCGCGACTTGTATTCTTCGGCGTAGCGCCGGAGCGTCATGTCCGATTTGTCGAGCGTCATCCCCCGCGAGGAGAATGCGTACCGCAATAGCCGAATAGAATGGCCGATCTTGTATCTGTTTGGGTGGAGAAGGAGGCTGAGGAACGCCTGCTCTTCCTCCCGCGTCAGGCGGAGGGCGAGTGAATCGCGGATGTAGTATTGCGGGATCAGGGCGGCCCAGTCCATAGTATCCGCCACGAACGCTTTCCATCTGTAGAGCGTCTGGCGGGAGACTTTGCCGAGAATACCAAAGAGTGCGGGGAAAAGCACGCCGGCGTTATAGGCCGATTCGAACTCCCGGTCGGCGTCGGTGGCTTTGGTGTGCGTGGAGCGGTATTCCTGCCAGAGGCGGAGCAGGTCGAGGCGCGCCAGGGCGATCGTGCGGGCCTTTTCCGGTACCCGTGGCGGGGACGGTCGGGGTGCGATGGATAATGAAGCCGTAGTAATATTACGCAGGGCTGATCCCGGATTGCCCTGCGCGGGCAGGCAGACCGTGCGGTCGGTGGAGGTGTTGGCCGTCGCCCGGTATTGCGTTGCCTTGCCCGGTTTACGTTTTTCCGGAAGACTCCCGGGATCCGCGAGGGCGCGCGAGGACCGTGTAATGGCCGCGGGCAGCGCCAGACCTTCCGTACTTTCTTTGGGGGTATTCGTTATTGGGGTGGGGTTGTTGCTGGTGTGATAGAGACTGTACAGGTGGAGCTTCGTGGCGGCGGGGAGCGAGGAAATGTGGTATTCACGCCGCTTGCCTCCAGGGCCTCCGGGGGCGGGGACTTCACGGAAAGGCCATTGCTCAACGTGGGCCTTTCTGTTTATGCTTCGTTCTGTTCCCGGCATTCCCGGCAGACCGGCAAGGTCTTTTGCGCTGTAGTCTTCCTTCATGATTCATTTCTCCGCTTTAGTGTGATATAGTTATTGAGAAGATCATGAAAATCCTCGCACATCGTCAATCTGTGGCCATGAGGATCCCTGAAATCATATGATTCAAAAAGTTTGATGATTTCTTCTTTTGTGGCCTTAGATATATTAGAGGAGGTGGAACATGATTGATTTTGAACTTGTTCGGGTTTCATCGTCAAATCTCCATTCCGTTGGTTATGATCCTGCTTCTCAAACGCTGAGAATTAAATTTCGTGACGGTGGGGTCTACGATTATTACAATGTGCCCGTTTCCAGATACACGGGTCTTATGAGTTCCGGCTCTAAGGGAAGCTACCACGCAAACCATATTAAGGATCACTATCGATACAGGAGGATACGTTAAGCAGATCATTTTTTCTCCAATTCCTTCAAAAACATCATTCGTTTTTGCTTCTCTATTTTCATCTTTCGCAGGTCTTCGTCTATGCGTTGAATCTCTGCCCGCAGGGCCTCCGGGCCCGGGAGCATAAAAAGCCCGCTGTGGCGGGAGAGCACCTCAACAGCGCGGCGCTGCCCCCCGGTGGCTTTAACGAAGGCGGGGAGATAGTCCGCCGGCAGGTCGTGCGGGTGGCTCGACGCTGTCCAATTGTTTAGCATCGAGAGGGTAATTTCCTCTCCCAGATAGTCTGTCATCCGGGCTGCAACCTGTGCTCGGGAGGTTTCTCTGCCGCATTCGTCGCATGCATGACGCAGGTCCTCGGCGAGAGCAGCCTTGAACTCCTTTTCTATTGAGAGGCCGCCATTCGGCGAAGGGCTTGTTGTAGATTTTTTGATGAAGTCAAAGAGACTCGGCTGGTTATATGACAAAACTTTCTTCTTTTTAGTCATTTACAACCTTTTTTGTCTTTGATATAGTAAGTCTATGATGACGTTCATGCGGCCATATCTTCTCAAAAGGTTTGTTCAGCGCATTCGCGATTGCCTCCTGGATGCGCCTGCTCTTTTTTTCGGGATAATAGTTGACGACAGTCCCCACTGTACGGGGAGAATTGCCCGTAGTTCTGGCAATATCCGACATGGTGATGCTTCGCATCGTGAGCATCGCCTTTATCCACTGCGCCTTGGGATTCTTTTTCATCGTCATGGTTTATTCACCTCATAAGGAGGATGGGTTATTATGGAAAAAGCTGACATAACAAAAGTTGTTGCTTCTAACCTTACTGTAGCGGCTGCCCTGATCCAGCTTGCTAAAACAACTAAAGGCATTAGTACCACGTCCGAGGGTGACAGCGAAGCCATCAACATTTTTCTGAGGATCCTTGATCGGTTGAAAAAGGAGGCAACTTGACAGCGGTAAAGTCGCAGATATATCCCTTCCCGTATTCCAGGGCCTCAAGGACGTCATTAATTTTCCACCCATCCAGGATGGGGAGTATGCTGCTGACCACTATTTGTTTTTGTTGGTCTGTTAGCATTCTTTTACCTCCTTATATAACTATTTTATTTACAGGGATGTGCTTATGAATAGTGCTAAGGGCTGCCCATTCATCGGGTTTAACCCCTGCGACCCTGAACGCTGTAAATTCTATCAGCCCCCAGGGGACCGGTATGATGGATGTATATTTCTGTCCCATTATCTTCATGCTTTCCTTATGAGCAGCCACCTTCTTGACTTGACCTATATGCTTGCGTCATTGAAGCTTTTAGAGCCTCAAAGCTCCGTTTCTCAAGTCGCCTTTGACGAGCACATCGCATCATTAAAAGATGAAGTTGATTTTGTGATTCCACGTCTTCTTGATCTGCAAAAACGGCTAAAGGATGTTGGGGGTTAGATTGAGGCATATATTTTTTACCTCCGTGTGTAATGAATAAGTTACTGTCTATGAGTGATTGTAACGAAAGATATTACATATTGTCAAGAGAAATATCACGTCCGAACTCAATTTTTTGCATTATTTTGTCCAATTGTTTTATGACCCTAATATTATTAGATATATGCCCATGTCCGAACTCAGTACGGTATGTCCGAACTCACGTCCGAACTCGGGGGTTAAGTTCGGACACAAAATATTACCATTATGAATGACAGATTAAAACAGATTCGAGAGAATCTACATAAGACTCAGAAAGGAATGGCTGCTCTGGTTGGCGGGCACGAAAGAAGTTGGCAGGGATATGAAAAAGGAGACAACCTCCCAGGCTCCGAAGTCCTTCAGGCACTGGCCAAGCTTGGTTTTAATACCAACTGGATCCTTACCGGTGAGGGTCACATGTATAAGGCTGACCATCAGGCCACAAAGGTGGCGGATTCTCGGCAAGAAATAGTCCGCGAACCGGATGCTGCAGCTTCTTACTCAACAATAAGCATCCAGGAATTAATCAGGGATCTAATGGATATAATGGACTCTAACGATGAAGGCACAAAGCTCGCAATTACCCAAAATATTAAGATGTTCAAGGAATCTGTGCGGCGCAAGCAAAAGCTGGACGCGGAGACCGACTTTAAAATACAAAAACAGTCAGGGGGGAAAGACTGAAAGGGTGGGGTGAGTTTAGATTAATTAAGGGGGGCTACGATGGGTATGCGACCGATCGGATCATCGTATATACCGCCGACGCCCCCTGGCGCCGCCGCATTCTTCACCTGCAATTATTACAACAGCGAGGAATTGCTATATATTGTAAGTAGTTGATATAAATATTTAAGAATTGTGGAATTATGGAATTTATTATTTTTATATGGCTGATTTGTGGAATTATTTCCGCAATGATCGGTGCTAAAAAAGGGTCGGGCTGTAGCGGGTTTATTCTTGGGATATTACTTGGTCCGTTCGGTATTATTATTGCCCTTATAACCAAAGGGAACAGGAAAACATGTCCATACTGCAAAGAGCTTATACATTGTGACGCCATTGTCTGCCCGCACTGTCAGCGTAATATTCATGAATAAGATAAAAAAACCGACATCCTTTATGGATGGTCTGAAGAAGGGTATGAGTGGGGGTGTTAATGACAACTAAAAGGGTGGATAAGAAGTCGATATGTCTTATATGTATATTGGTATTAGTAATTACTTGCTCGGGATATGCAGGAGGATTGTCAGAAGAACAAAAAATATTTTGCAGGCATTCTAAAAAGGTGTGGAATGAAGACTGTTCTCAATATAAGAAAATAAAATTAAACTCCACGAAGGAAAAGATTGTTATTTTAGGATGTGAAGGACCGGGTTTGGGTTGTGGTGCGTTCGTCTCATTTTTTACAAAGCTGAATAATAGTAATTGTATTAAAGATTTTGATAGGCTCTATTATAATGAAGTGTGGCAATTTAAAGATGTAAAAGGAAACCTGTCAAAGATATATTGGAAGGATGGTATATTTATTTATATGGGGAATGAAAACCCTAAGACGTATCCAGGCGGAACCGCAACATTTTCTGGAGGGAAAAAAGTTAATATATCTGAATATATGGCTCAAAATAGAAAATGGTTTGAGTGTGAAACCAGAAGATAAAAGGGTAAAATGTTTGGAGAAAGCGCGAGGACGCAATTTTAATAATTTTACCATGTGCAGGGGTCTTTCTATTAATAAGGAAGATTGTATTGTGGTATTCTAAATTCGGTGTGGTGGCTCAAACTTAAAAAGAGATATTGGAACAGTTGAAAATCATGAACGGGTTTGCGCCGCGAGAACAAAAACCCTCAGCCACTGAAGGGGCCACAATTAAAGTCCTTGAGAGCTGCTTCAACCTTAAAGATAGCTTCACTGAAAAACAGAGGTAAGAATTTCTCAAACTCCTGTTACAAATCCGGTATTTCCGGCAATTTTTCTCAAACTCCTTTTTCGCCTTCATTATCCTTAAATTCCCTTTACTATCAATACCTTTCCAGCTTTATATCTTTCTACTTCCCCTTCTCAAATTACCTGTAAATATATAGTAGAGGTTTGTTCCCGAGGCTGCCATCAAGGTAGAGGTAGTAGTGTTGATGTTGGTCCACGTGCTCCCGTCCCACTTATACACACCGTAGCCGGTAAAGCTTGCGTAAAGGGTAGAGCCGGAGGCGGTCATGGAGGTGGGGAGTACCCCGTTGATCTTCGTCCAGGTGGAACCGTTCCAGGAGTACAGACCATACCCGGTGAATGAGGCGTAGAGGGTGATGACATAAGGAACGTCCATCTGTATCACAGATGAGGTCTGCCCTGCGACGCTTATTGTCCCGGTTCTTATGCCCGTACCCGTATACTGGTCCACGGTATATGAGGCGGTACC